TCGATCGTGCCGTTTCTGCAAAAACGGACAACCGCCCGCAGTTCCAGCAGATGATCAAGGACAGCGACAAGAAGCTGTTTGACATTGTTCTGGTCTGGAAACTCGACCGCTTTGCCCGGAACCGTTACGACAGTGCCCGATATAAGACCCAGCTGAAGAAGAACGGCGTCAAGCTCGTTTCGGCAACAGAAGTCATCTCCGAGGGGCCGGAGGGCATCATTCTAGAATCGGTGCTGGAGGGCTATGCGGAATACTACTCTGCCGACCTGTCAGAGAAAGTGATTCGTGGCATGACAGAAAATGCTCTCAAGGGCAAATTCACCGGTGGTGCCATTCCCTTTGGCTACATCATCAACGCAGACCACCGCTTTGAAATCGACCCGTTGACTGCTCCCTTTGTGGCAGAAACCTTCCAGCGGTACAACGATGGCCAGACCATGCGGGAAATTTGGGATTGGCTGAACGAAAAGGGCGTCAAGAACCAGCGCGGCGGGCCGATGACCTTCAATACCATCCAGCATATGCTGAATAACCTCCGCTATGTCGAAAAGCTGAAATACCGTGACATCCTGATTCCCGATGCGATTCCGCCTATCGTCTCCGTGGAACTTTTCGACGATGTGTAGGAAAAGATTGCCAAGAACAAGAAAGCCCCTGCCCGGAGAAAGGCAGAGGACGATTACCTGCTGACCACCAAGCTGTACTGCGGTTACTGCGGTGCACTGATGTTTGGTGAAAGCGGAACGAGCCGGACGGGAGAAGTCCACCGCTATTATAAATGTGCGACTGCCAAAAAGAAGAAGGGCTGTAAGAAGAAAACCGTCCGCAAACAGTGGCTGGAAGATTTGGTGGTCAACCAGACCATGCAGCTTGTCAAGGACGATGCCGCCATGGAATCCATCATCGCCAAGGTCATGGAGCTGCAAGACCGGGAGAACACTAATCTTCCCCTCTATGAGAAGCAGCTCCGGGATGCGGAATCGGGTATCCAGAATATGCTCAATGCGATTCAGGCTGGAATCCTCACCAGTTCCACCAAGGAGCGATTGGAGCAGCTCGAAGAAACCAAGCGTGAGCTTGAGGCCCGCATTGCGGAAGAAAAGCTGGCAAAGCCCAAGATCAAAGAGGAATTTATCCGCTTCTGGCTGCTGCGGTTCCGCAAGCTGGACATGAGCCTGAAAGACCAGCGGCAGGCGTTGGTGGATACGTTCATCAATTCGATTTATCTGTACGATGATAAGGTTTTGATAACCTTTAACTATAAAGAAGGTACACAGACCATCACGTTTGAGGAAGCGGCTCAAGCCGCATCAAAAGAAAATGGTTCGGATTTGGATTGCTTTACTGCACCAAAAACCAGTACACATTGTGTGCTGGTTTTTCTTTTTGTGCGAGGGAGCAGACCTCGAACAACACTATTTATTATATAAAAGAAAGCGCGATGAATTCTGAGAACTCATCGCGTTTTTTCTCTTATGCGGGTAGTGGGGGTCGAACAACAAAAAATGATTGAGTGATGTCAAAAACATATCTGCAATGCGTCTAAGCACTTGCTAAAAAGGTAGTGGGGTTGGTTTGTAGCCCATGTATTTTGCTACGTTTACAAAAAAGAGTGTTACCAAAACTGTTACCAGAGTCAGGCCTGTGCCTTTTTGAATGCCGCGGTGGTAGCGGCAGCAAGATCTTCCCTCTGACCGTCAAGCTCGTGCCGATACACTCCGGCAGTGTCCATGTTCTTGCTGTGACCGACCAGCATCTTCAGCTGGCTGTCGGTCAATACGCCGGATTCAATGCTGACGAAAGTGTGCCGCATCTCATACAGCGTAACCTGAGGCTCAATGCCATTGTCACGCTGGTACTTCTTCCAGCGCTTGAATAAAGCTCTCTGGTTCGGGATCTGGAACAAAGGGGTGGTATAGTTCAGCGGGATATCGGAAGCCTTCAGCAAGGCCACCTGCGCTTCGTAGGCCTCACGGGCTTCCTCGCCCATGTCAAATGAGCGAATGGCGTTTTCGTTCTTGCCGGTGGTTTCCTCATCCAACCTGTTGATGCTACGGCGCAGATTGACCGTGTTCCCTTTAATGTCACCATACCAGAGCCCCACAAGTTCACCGGGGCGTACACCTGTAGCAACTGCAAACCGGTAGGCATAGATATACTCGTCAAAGACCAGCTTGCCATAGTAAAGGCGGGTGTCCACATCAAACAGAACTTTCAAAGCGGTCGGCTGTAAAATCTTTTTCTTCCCCATGCGGGCATTCTTCGGGATAGACAGCTCAGGGAACATCGTACTGTACCTGTTCCGGCGGCACCATTTCAAAAAGCTGATCTCCGTTGAGCGGATCGTCATAATGGTCTTGCGGCTCAAAGGCTTGTCGCTTGACCTACGCTGACGCTCCTTTTTAAGGCATCGCTTTTTGAAAGACATATTGATGGCCTTTTGCAGATCGCCTTCGGTCAGCTCGTCAATGCGGATGTCCCCACAGACAGGCAGAATATAGTAATCTCCGTATTTCTTGCACTGCTCAACATAGGACGTCCCGCAAGTCAGCTTCAGTTCTTCTACCCACTGGGCATAGAGGGTAGCTACCTTCTTCTTGCCGTCCCGGATGCTGTCGTCAAGCCATGCATCCGCTTTTGCGTTTGCTTCCCGTTGTCCTGTTCGGCCCGGCGTACTGCTGTAAAAGCGCTTGCGGGTGCCGTTCTTCTGAACTGCGATGCACCAGCGCTTTTCCTTTTCGACCCAAAACGCTGTGTTCGTTCTCTTTTTCATCGTTCTGCTCCTTTCGGTTGAAATTGCAAAAGCATCAAATTTTTTGATATTTGTTGACAGCAACAACCGTTTGATGTGACATATGGTTGTGAGCAGTTGTTTTGTGAGCTTTGGCGAGGTCAACAAAACAAAAAATGGAACCATGGAGGTAACACGCAGATGCAGGATAAAACGGCTGTTCTCGGAAACACCCCGGGTGTTGAGGAGGACGAGCGATACATTGAAAAGGCGTACAGAACTCTCTCAGAGGATAACCGCAAAAAGCTGGAAGTATACGCTGCCGCGCTGCGAAGAACCCAGCTCGCACATGAAGGGACTGATTGAAACGGTTCCTTTATACATTGGCCCTTCGGCTTTTCCGAGGGGCCTTTTATTTTCCAGCCAGTTCAAATAATTCAGCGCTTGCTTCGCCAAGGGCTGTCTTTTGCCGGTCGCTCATATAAGGAAGGTAGGGTTCAAAAGCCTGATGATACTTTGCTGCCCAGTTTTCCTTTGCCTTTGATGTCTTGAGCGTCAGTATTTTGTTAGAGTACTTTATCTGGGTTCGATGTATAAATTCTTCTATTGCGCCATCCCTGAAGTCTAAATCTGTGTATTTGTTCAGCGAATCGGTGGTAGCAGCATTCACCCCGTATTTTTTACAATCTTCAAGCATCATAAGCCGACCAACGCAAAAATCGTATCTCATAAAGAACGTTGACGGTTCAGTGGTTGACGAGAGGATTCTGGCACAATCTTGAGCCTGTTTCAAAAGCTGAGGGGCTAATATCCTTGCATTCGCACGAGAGTTGACAAGATCCATTTGCCCCATCCGCTCAGGATTTGGTGAGTATTTTGAACGTTCATCTTCTTCCGCTGCTTCAACAGCCATCTTGCCAATGACCTTTGTAGCCTTTTTCAACCATTTGAAAATTCCCATTGTAAACTCCCTATAAAAAAGAAAATGGAAAACAAAAAGCAGGGCTTGCGCTCAGCAAACCCCGCTCTTACAAGTGAATGATATTCTACGCCACATGGCACCCCGTCATTCCCGGAGGATAAACATAGAACGAGGATTAACTTTTGTTTTCTTTTTCAAACTGAGCTTTCAGCAGTTCGTACATATTGACCATTGGAAGCTCGATTTTTCCATGATTAAGAACCATAGAGGACATAACCTCCATTTTTGAACGGGCAATGCCATACACCGCTGCAGAGCCGTTGAACCACAATTTTGTTTCAAAATCTTCGTCAGGTACGCTCTTATCAATCATAAACTTGCCGTGTATAACCATGTGATACTTGCAGGAAGCTTCTGAGCCATCCTGCAATGAATAAACGCCGTCAAGAATGAGCCTGACATAAGCAGCCTTCTTAGAAGGATCATCAATTGGAACTTGCTCACTGATAGAAACGGAGAGCTGATGCGTTAATTCACACTGCGACACAGCATCAATGATATTATTATCAAAAGAGCATTCCGTAAGAAAGCTTCCAAGATACTGAATGTCAGCTTCAAACTGCTTTGCATCCATTGTGTGCACCTCCGGTTGGCTTTTTAGGTGTTTCAGGGAACCGAATCAACCTTGACGAAGAAAAGTCAGGCGTTTTAAAAGCTGTGTTGTTTGCAGCATCAGACTTCACATTTTCAGGTTCGGTGGACATGATTCTTTCATCGGGCTTCAAAGGGCACTGTACCGACAGCCCCAAAGCATCGGCAATGTCAATCAAAGTGTCGATGGTATAGTTGCAATCCCCGCTTTCCCAACGGGAAACAAGGCTTTGTTTTACCCCCATTTTATCAGCAAGATCTTTTTGCGCCCAGCCTTTTGCCATGCGGGTGTCGTGTATCATTTGCTGAATTTGGATATTTACAACGGCCTTTGCAAGTTCGGCAGTAGTCATGTTTTTGGCTATGGCAGCGATAAGGTCAGACAATGTTGTTCTATGAGACATTTTCATTCTCCTTCCATAAGTTCTGCAAAACGCGTTTTAGCAATAGGTGTGTGGGTACTGTATTCAGTGTTTTTGTGTCCTTGTCTTTCGTAGAAAGAAGATAGCAAGTATATTAAACCATCTTTATAAACAAAGAAAACCCGAAGATTTGAAATTCCAAGTTTGAACCTCATAGCACAAAGGTTCTTTTGCCCTGCCAAATGTTCGATCGGTGCACCCGGAGGGCCAATTGCGGCTTCCCCATTTTCCACAAGCTGTTGAATATACGATGCTAAACGTTTGAAAAACTTATCCTCTGAACCTGATTTTGCAAGTAAGCCAGCAAGCTCATCTCGGAAAACATCATGAACAATAACTGAATTTCCATATTTTGCAAGCAACATCACTAGTTGCAGCAGTGTTTCAAGATCATTCAATATAACCACATCCTGTCTGCGCCTATACTATTATATCACTTATAAGTGATATTTACAACACTTTTATACATTTTTACACTATTATTATAGTAGGATGTCTGTACTTTACAGCTTTTCTTTCCCTTTTTCCTGTCCAAGCAGGAGCAGCTCTGCATACTCTCTCAGTTTCCGTATATTTTCGGCATTCAAGCCCTCCATCAGGCGGTCAACGTCTGACTGGGGGGCTTTTTCTTTTTGCTCAGGGGCAGCCGGGGCGAGTACAGGGGAAGGATCATCTGTTTCGCCGTTGAGGTATGCTGCGCTGGTGTTCAACTCTGCAGCCCACACCTCAAGGATTTCGGGCTTCACCTTTTTGGTGCGCTTTAGGTTGCTGCCGGCTTTGGACGGCAGGCCAACAAGGTCATAGAGGTGTGACTGCATCTTTCCCTGTTGCTTGCACAGTTCATAAAACCTATCATATTGGAATGTTCCGTATTCTTCACTTATACACGTATCGCTGGCTGTCGCCGAAGGGTCATCAGTTTTTCCGAGAAGATAGTCAACAGACGTTCCAAGTGCTGTTGCAAGTGCAGGGAGATACTTCACAGGGACATCAGCATCGCGGCTTGTTGCATTTGCAAGATAGCCTGAGCTTTTTCCAATAGACTGACTGAGGAATGAAATTGACACTCCCTTCTTGTCGGCAAGATCGCGTATCCTTGAAATGTTCCCCATAAATAGCACCTCGCAATAAAGAAATTAACGAAGAATAAAAAAATACGAAAAGTTAATAGAAAACTATTTACAAAATAATTGAAAAGTAGTATACTTACAAATGAAAAGAACAGCTATCCTACATAAATAATACTACTATATCAGTAAAAAATCAACAAGCGAGGTACAAAACGATGAAAGACTTCAACCTGAAAATCTCCGAGATCAAGAAGGCAGAGCGGTTCGCAGCAAAGGAAACTGGCAAGACCTGCTTCCTTGCAGCTATGAGCTATTCCGGCGCTGATGTGTTCGGTTGGCAGGATGTGCTCTGCGAGATGGACAGCGCCGAGAGCGGCGAGTATGTCAGCACCGTTCATCTTTGCGTTTACATGAACGACCGCCGCCGGTCTTATGTGGCCCGCGTAATGCCCACTGTTTGATGATGAAAGGAGGGCTGAACATGAATGCACTTTCTATCAACATCCCCGCCAACTTTGTTGCAGATTGCAATAGCACCCTCAAGCGGTACTACGCCGCCCAGACCGATACCGAGCGTCGGGCGGTTCTTGACCGTCAGACTGTTGACGGCCTGTGGTGGGCAATCAAATTCGTCAGCAAGCTCTGCACCCCCTGCATGAGCGACCGGGAGCTGAAGCGCGCAATCCGTCTCACTCACTTCCGTGGCTCTGTATGCCCGGAGTTTAAGGCTTGAAAGGGAAATCTATTGACCCGCCTGATGATGGCTGCCCGGCAGCAGCCGAAACCATTCCGGTGACTTCACCGGGATGGTCGCGGGAGCCACCGCACAACACAATAATTTTTGGAGGTACGAAATATGTCTGCAAATGTTGAAACGATGTTCTATGTCCGCGAGAAGCCTTGGCACGGTCTGGGAACTATGGTGCAGGAAGCGCCCACCAGCGCTGATGCCCTGCGTCTGGCCGGTCTGGACTGGACGGTTGAGGCCCGCGATATGTGGCTGAACGGAGGCTATGAGCCGATTCCAGGCTACAAGGCGAATGTTCGCAGCTCTGACAACAAGGTGCTGGGCGTTGTCAGCGATAAGTACCGCATTGTGCAGAACGCGGATGCATTCGCCTTCACGGATGCCCTGATTGGTGGTGATGTCCACTACGAGACGGCCGGCAGCCTGCTTGACGGCAAGAAGATCTGGCTGCTGGCAAAGCTCCCCGATTCCGAAATCTGCGGCGATAAGACCGAGCCTTATGTCTGCTTCTCCAACACCCATGACGGCTCCGGCGCTGTCCGCGTCTGCATGACCCCTGTTCGGGTGGTCTGCAATAATACCCTGAACCTCGCCCTGAACACGGCACAGCGGGCGTGGAGCGTGCGCCATGTGGGCGATATCAGCACCAAGCTGGTGGAAGCGCAGCAGTGCCTTGAGATGGCCGGAAAGTACATGGACGCTCTGGCTGAGCGGGCAGATCAGATGGCAAACACCACCGTATCTGACGAGCGCCTTCGGAAGATCCTTGACGAGCTGTTTCCTGAAGCGGATGACATGAGCAACATCCAGAAGCGCCATGTGCAGGAGATGAAGGACGGCTACATGGTCTGTGTGATGGCCCCCGACCTTGCAAAGTTCCGCAATACCGCATGGGGCGCGGTGAACGCCATGAGCGATTTTGTCACCCACAGCGCTCCTCACCGTAACACGAAGAACTATCAGGCCAACAACTGGAACAACGTCATGGGCGGTCACTGGCTGATCGATGCAATGACCAAGGCTGTTTCCCGGTGAATCAGGAGGGCTGTGCTATCTGGCCTTACGGGCGCTTTTATGAACACACAAAAGTATTACGCATGGTATACCGTTTGGGACAGAAAAACGGGGCGGCTGCTATGCAGTGGTCGCCCGGCAAACTGTGCAAAAGCCCTCGGCTTTGCAAGCAAAAAATCATTCTGGGCCAGCATCAGGCACAGCCAAAAGCGCGGGCACCAGCGGAAATACGAAGTCCTGCGCGAGGAAATCAGAAAATCGGAGGTTGATTGAAAATGAACAGACGTGATGAAATTGACGCAGAGATCAGAAATCAGGCCGTGCGCCTGTATCCGCGCTGCACCGCCCTGTTTGAGCTGCCGACAATGGTTTACTGGCAGATCATGCAGGACAATACCATGCGGCACAAGCCGTACAGGGTCAGTGAAGAGCGCTGCAAGAAGATCATTCTTGCAATGCCGGAGTTTGATTAAGGAGGGAAAACGATGGGAGGCTTTACAAAAGGAATCCCGGTTGACCAGCTTGCTATTGTGGCCGGTCAACCGGGACTTGTTGAAATGCTGAAGTGGATCACCGTATTTTGGGCCGCCGTTTTTATGGCAAACCACTTCGTCAGAAAATACACACCGGAGATTATGAGCTGGTATCCGCTTTATTCGACTGCCGTTGGGATTGTTTTGACTGTTGCTCTCTTATATCTCGCATCATGACGACGATATCATCAAGCAAATTAGCCCGTTGAGCGAAGCAGCAATCATTTGGATAGGCGTTTTCAATCAGTTTTTCAAAGAGCAGCATTTTTTCACGGATGTCTGTTGGCACATAGTACATTGCAAGCCTCGAATGCTCGCCAAAATCTCGTAATGTTTCAGGCGTTTTGTACTGTAATACCGCACCGGCAGAGCGAAGGTATCCATCATAGATCTCACGTTCACGCTTTTTGAGTTCTTCGCGCTCTTGATGCTTGTACTCTAACCGTTTCATCTCACGTTGATGCCAATTATTGCAGAGAGCTGTCAATATAGGGGAAATCAACGCGCAAAAAGCGACAATGAATGTGAGGAAAGCTGTCCATTCCGAAATAGAAGTTACAGGGTTCAAATTTTGTTCCATGCTTTTTACCTCCGTTCTTATTTGATTTTAACTCTTATTTACAGTTTTTGCAAGGAAACGAGAAAATCCTATCACCGCAACACCCACGAAAGAGTGAGCAGCAGGCACCGGCTGAAAGGCTGGTGCTTAATTTTTTACTCCCTGTGAATAAAAATATACCGAAATAATATAAAAAACTATTTACAAAATAATTGAAAAGTAGTATAATAACTAATGTAGAGAGCACCACCAAACAAACAGGAGGACAAAAACATTGCAGGATCAACTCAAAAGATGTGTGCGAAGTCAAAGAGTAAGGGAGGGCTGAACGATGGACATTTACGAGAACGCAGCTCGGGGCAGGCGCATCCGGGAAGTAGCTGATGCGGACAGCGTTAGTTATGTTGTACCCACAAGGGGTTACAACTGGTTCCGCTGGAAGGGATGCCGCCTGTCTGGCCAGTGGATTCACGGCGCGGAAGCCGAGACGCATTGCGATGCACTGCAAGTCTACGACAATGGCGCATGGCACCCGGTCGTTGCTTTTTCTCACGGTTATATGGGCCCGGCGGCTGACTACACCGTTGCTGGCGTGAAGATGTTTAAGGAGATCTGAACGATGAAAAAGGAAACGCTGAAACCGTGCCCTTTCTGCGGGCAGGAGCATACTACCATCACTGAATCTAATACTGAGGGCATTCGGATTAGATGTCCGAAATGCAATATCACATTTACCCGCGATTTTTATGAACATCGCGGGGAATTGGGCAGGCAACGAACTATTGAAGCATGGAATACTCGCCCTGAATAACCCCACCTGATGATGACCTCCGGCAAAGGTCGAAACCATTTTCGTCACGCCACGAAAATGGTCGTGGGAGCCACCCACAGAAAGGAGATTCGATATCGTGTCGAAGTATTACACCACCAAAGAGACCGCCAAAGCGCTTGGCGTATGTCAGGCAAGGGTCCTTCAGCTCAGGAAGCAGGGCCTGCTGGACGCTTATTCCCACGGCGAGAAGGGCAGCAAGAGCAAGTTTTACTTCCGCGTTGAGGACGTTGAGCGCTACAAGCAGAGCCGGGACAACCCTGAGCAGCCGCCTTTGAGAAAGGTCAGCACAAGGGAGACCGCCTGATGAACGGGCGCAACAAATATTGGCGGGAAGCCCGCTGGGACAAGAACCAGCCTGCACGGCTGGCACACATCAAAGAAAAGAGGTCGAAAAAGCATGATGAAGGTCGTACAGGGAACGTTTCAGCAGATTCCGTACTGGAAGCTGCGGGGGCGGTTCCACAGCTGCGGCTACCGCGATCAGGAAGTCGCTGAACATAGCGGCATTGGCCGGTACACTATGAGCGCCCGGATGAACGGGCACAAGCCGTGGACAAGTAAAGAGATCGTAGCAATTTGTGAACTGTTGGACATCCGGCAGGACGAAATCGGGGAGCTGTTCTTCCCTACTGTTGAGAAAGGAGAATCCGCATGAGCAAACCTTACACCCTTGCATCCGAGCGGGCCGATGCACCCACCGGATGCGCATACGTAGCCCCGCTGCTGACCTGCGCATGGTTCCGGTGGGAAAACTGCCGCAATTCCGGCCAGTACCTGACCGGCGCGGAGGTTGCAGCATTAAAGCCCACGAACATCCAGATTTTTCATGACGGTGCCTGGCACCCCGTTGCCGCCTTTTATGGTGCTGTGTGTGCACCTGTAGACGATTATCTTCAGGAGGTAGGAGCATGAAAATCAACCCGAACGCTCAGTTGAAAATCCAGCTGGGATCGGATGGCAACCCCCAAATTTACGCCTGCGGCACACAGATGGAACAAGCGGCTCTTTGCACCGCATTGGTCGCGGGAATCTGTATGGACAGCAAAGACCCAGCAGAGACAATCATCAACATCATGACAGCTGCCGCCGATCTTATGGACAGAATGGAGGAAACCCACCAATGAAGATTAAATCCGGCGTGTGGTATTGGCTGGCCGTGGCCAGCGGGGCCGTGGGCCTGCTGTACGGCATGGGGCTTGAGGGCAGCTTCCAGACTGGCGGCACCGTCTCGGACGGTGCGTTCATTACGGCTATGGTGCTGATCCTGCTGGCAATCTTCTTCATGCGGCTGGGCTTTGCAGCCGAAGCGCGTGAGAAGCGGCCCCGCAAGATTCACCATCAGCCCCAGAACACCGTGAAGAGCGGCAGGAAGGTTGGCTGAGCATGGCTTCCAGTAACAATATGATCTACACCCGCGTCTGTGTTGACTGCGGAAAGGTGATGCACAATGTGGGCCGCCGCACTGAGCGGTGTCCGGAGTGCCGTGCTGTACATATCAGGGTGAAAGCTCTCGAAGCGAGCTACCGGGAGCGCACAGAGCAACTTATCCGCCAGCAGGAAGAGCGGGCCGGGGCAATCCATCAGGGCCTTGTGGACGACAACGAGCGTTTCACGGCAAGCGCCGGAACCTACGGCAAAGGCCGCATCAAAGAGATTTTGGCCGCACAAAAGAAAAAGCAGCCCGCTGGTGTTGACGCACCGGCAGGCTGCAAGGGTTGATGGATTTTACAGGTCACATCAACCCGAAGATAACACATTTTCGGAGGTTTTACAAGATGGAAAAAAATTATGTTGAGATTCAGGGCCGCTTTTCCAGTGACGGCAGGTTTGTGGGCGGGAACTATGTCCCGGAAGTCATCGATAAGCTGATGAACGATGTCTATTCCACCCTCGGTCAAGCAGGAAGCCTGTACCGCCTGCGCGTCACGGTCGAGGTCGAAGATCTGGGTGCCGAGGTCAAGTTCGGGAAGCCTGCAAGCGAAACGCAGCACTCCCCTGCTCCGCAGCGTTTGACAGCTGGAAAGCTGATTCCCGCACCGGACGTCTCCCCTGTCTCCATTGACCCGGCACCTGAGGTGGTAGCATGAACCCGATGTATGATCTCGCCCTTGACGGCTACGGCCCGGCACTTGAGCCGCCGGATGACTACTATTTCCTGCCGCGAGGGGCAGAACAGACCGAAGATCAGGAGGATGAAGAGTAATGGCTATTTTGGTTATGATTTACGGGCAGTCTGGTTCCGGCAAGTCCACCAGTCTGCGCAATTTTAAGCCCGAACAGGTGAGCGTGGTCAACGTGCTGGGAAAGCCGTTCCCGTTTCGTTTTAACGGTCTCAAGGGTGCCGTTTCGGATGATTACGGCGCGATTGCAAACCTGCTGTGCAAGACCCCAAAGCAGAGCATCGTGATTGATGATGCAACTTATCTCATGTCCAACGAATTTGTTAGGACGGCAAAACAGATCGGCTATCAGAAGTTTACCGACATGGCAGCTAACTTCAAGGGGCTGCTTGATCTTGCGAAGAGCCTGCCCAGTAACAAGATTATCTACATTATTGGCCACATGGAGAGGGACAACGACGGAAACGAGAAGTTCAAGACCATTGGCAAGATGCTGGACGAGAAGATTTGTGTCGAAGGGCTTTTTACCATCGTCCTGAAAACGGTAGTGCAGGACGGCAAGTATTATTTCAGCACCCAGAACACCGGTAGCGATGTGAGCAAATCTCCCATGGGGATGTTCGATTCCCAACTGATCGACAACGACCTTGCAATGGTCGATAAGACCATTCGCGAATATTACGGCCTGCCTGCAAACGATGCAGCACCCGCCAAGAACAACGAAAAGGAGTAAAAAATCATGAAGAATATCAATTGGAGCGAAGTTCAGGAAGCAACTGATCTCAAGACCCTGCCCGTAGGCGCTTATGTTGCCGGTATCGTAGCCGCACAGGACGTGCCTGAGAAGGAATACCTCAACATCTACTGGGATATTGCGGAGGGCGAGTTCCGAGGCTATTTCCATGGAATGACAAAGGCTATGCAGGAACGTGGCAAGCTGGAATCCGGCCAGTGGGCATGGGGCGGCACTACCAAGAAGTCCTACAAGGAGACCGCACTGCCATTCTTCAAGGCATTCCTGACCAGCGTGGAGCAGTCCAACCCGGGCTACAAGTTCAACAACGATGAAAGGACCCTGCGCGGCAAGCTGGTGGGCATCATCCTCGGGGAGGAAGAGTATCAGGCCAATGATGGCAGCATCAAAACCAAATTGGTGGTCAGCAAGTTCACCAGCATTGACAAAATCCGGGATGGCGATTTTGAAATTCCGCCCAAGAAGCTGCTGAACAGCTCTGCAATTCCGGCGGTATATACTGCGCCCATCAACGACAATGAAGATTTGCAGTTCTGAGCGGCAGAAATGAGGGAGAGAAAAATGCGAGCAAAAAGAAATATTATGCCGGAAGAGGTGCGCAATGCAAAGCTTCTTCTTAGTAAGGGCCTGTCAGATGCAGAGGTCGCAGCCATTATCGGTCGTTCTGTGTCGGCAGTTGTCAATATCCGCAACGGTGCATACGACTTCATGCTTGAGGATGTACCGAATGATACCCCGGATGATAGCCGGGTTTACATCCTGCTGAAATCTATCGACAGCCGCCTGTACCAGCAGAACGAGGACATGAAGAAGGCCATTGACCAGCTGGTGGGCCTGAACAGTGCCCTTGTTGAGCTTCAGAACGAGATCAAGGTGTGCGCTTCCTGCATGACGGCAATGCTGGATGCCCTGAACGACATCAAGAGCCAGAACAGCCCGCAGGCTGAACCGGAATCCACCCCTACGAAGTATCCGGGCAAGGACTTTGCGAACTGGGGAGAGGTTATTCGCCGTGTTGAGGTCTACGGTGACAAGTTCATTGCGGACAACCTGCGCGGAACCAAGGCCAGTCTGGACGGCGTTACGCTGTATCTGGCCTGCACCCCCAGCACGAAGAAGTTTCTCAAAAGCAGCGCTGTTGCGATCCCCCGCATCAAACAGCAGTGCCGGAACGTCATCGGCTACGGCGTAGAGGTTAAGATCATTGACCTGTAAAAACCCAAGAAACGATGGATGAAGTTAGACTGATTGACGCGAACGCTTTGCACAAGCGCATCGAAATGAACCTTCGTGCCAGCAATCCGTTCACTATTGAAGAATGCTGCTATAAGGATGCCCTGAACAGCGTGGACGACGCTCCCACCATTGACCCGGAAACACTGCAGCCGACATGGCGCAACCCTGAAACGGACCCGCCCAAGGTCGAAACCGAAGTGCTGATTTTGTACCGCAACGATATTGACGGATACAGTATTACGACAGCGCACTATGAAGACGGGAGCGTTTTTTTACAAGATAGCGTATGGTATTGGGAAGATCTTCCCGATTGGGGGACATACGACGAGGAGCGGGACGACTACAAAATCCCGAAAGGCTGGTGGGAATACCGCCATTTCAACCCGGACGACGTTTACAACAACAAGATAGACCGCCCAGTGGTAGGCTGGATGCCGCTGCCTGAACTGCCGGAGGAAAAACGCTCATGACATTAGGATTTGCGATGTTCGCCGCAACGTTTATGGTTGCTGTTGTTGCAGCTATTATGGCAGTCTGCTATGCGCTTGTCTGGCTGCTGCGCGATCACCCCATAGCTCTTGCAGCAACCACCGCTTTTATGATTTGGATGCTTGCTGTGGCTCTGATCTACAAAGTAGGAGGTGCGCCGTGATTGAAGTCGAACAGCTTTCACTTTTTACGATGCTGTCCCCTGTTCCGCCTGCCGTAGCGGTCTGCTGCATGGACGGAAGCCGGGTTGATGTTGCACCTGCAGAAAGCTGGATGCAGCGTCTTGTGCAGGGCGGTGAGTATGTCGTTCGGATCGCTGGGCATCCGATGGTGCTCAGGCCGGCAAATGGCCCTGCAGACGACGTTCCGGCAGGACACCGGTATTATCACTACACCATCGGAGAACGCCTGTTCTCGGGCGTGTTTGTGGGAAGAGAGAGGGTGAGAACATGAGCAAGGAAAATATGGGACGGAATGCGGAGCACTATGCAGACCCGACACCGACCGCGGCCATGCGCAACATCTGCCGGGACGAGTACCAGAAGGAAGCCGCCCGGCTTGACAGAATCGGAGACATCGTTCCCCTGCTGCGCCAGATGGCAGATATCGCAGGGTTTGAAATCATAGGCCGCATCCCGCTGAGGGACAAGGCCACCGGAAAGGAGTACAGGTAATGGAAAGAGCTGAAGCTATTATCGCCGCCTGTCGCGATACGATGTTGACCACATTGGAAAAGATCGGCGGCCAGAGCCTTATTTGCTCGTGGACCCGTCAGGACGGCTCCGTCGTGAAGCTGGCGCTGGAAATCAGAACGAGCGATCAGACCACGATCGGAGACGCTATCCGGGACATGGATGACGAAGAAATGGCCCGGAAGCTGGTTCCGGCGGTTCTGGCCTTGTGCGACGACGGCGCGCCGTCCGAAGATACCGTCCGCGACTGGCTGGAACGCCCGCAAAGCGATCTCAAGGTCTGAAATACAAACACAGTTACATAAACCGCTGCTGATTATACAAGTAGCGGCACGGAGGATGAATACATGTCACAGCATTACAAGATTGACTGCGACAAGGTGGAGGACCGGAAAGCGCTGGTCGTCGTCCTGTCGATGAACGGCTACACCGTCCGCGTGGGAAAGGAAAAGCGCAGCGGCAAATCTACTTTGACCTATTTCGTGGAGTATTGGAGGGGCGACGATGAATAATCAAGCGAAATCTAACCCTGAAACCGACACTATGATTCCGGAGGAAATGGCCCGTTATTTGATGGGGTTTTGCCGTTGCTATTTGGCGACAGGAAATGGTTGCCCAGGTTGCCCGTTCGATAAGCCGACCAGTAACGATGGCGATGGAGAATGCCGTCTCGGTGTTCCTTCAGACTGGGACTTTTGAGGAGGAGAAGTGACGCATGAAAACCGAAAAGAGAATGATCTGTTTTATCGTGTCAGCAGCATTGCTGATTCTGATGCTGTATTTTACATCCTGCGGTGCGGCCACTGCCGAGGCAGAAGTTGAAAGAAAGCCGTGCTACCATGTCACGGTCTACTCCCCGGAAATTGAAAAAGCTGGCTATGCCGGTAGGCGTAAGCAGAAGTACACCATTACCGTGGAGGACTTCAGTGAGCTGCTGCCGAAATCATACGCTTGCAGAGAGCAGTATCACCTGCTCCGCATCCCTCTGGAAGATGGACGATTTGAGCTGGTGTCCACCTCGCTGGTTGAAATCGAGTACTACTGAAGGGAGAGATGTGAGCATGAAAGCTGTCCTTTTGAGCATCCGGCCTGAGTGGTGCAAGAAAATTCTTGACGGAGAAAAGACAGTTGAGGTGCGCAGGACTTGCCCTGTGCATGGAACACCGTTTAAGGTGTACATCTACTGCACTTTGGCCGGGAGTGACAGCCTGTTTATGGATGTCCTCAACCGGGATGTGGCCGCGTGGAACCGTGGCGGCTGGCCAGAAAAAAGGGGGCACGTCATTGGCGAGTTCACCTGTAAGAAAATTACTGGCCTAACCCATGTTGGAGAAACAGGAAACTGGGAACCGGCAAGCCTGTACGTTATGGCGCCCGGATCGTACTACAAACCAGCCGACGAGCTTCTTAAAGCGGCCTGCATGAGCAAGGAAACCGCCGAAAAATATCTCAAAGGCCGTGACGGCTGCGGCTGGCACATTTCCGACCTGAATATTTACGACCAGCCGCGCGAACTGCGGGCGTTCACAGGCTTGCAGAGTACACGGTTCGGTATGCGGCCTGTGGAGATCACTCGCCCGCCCCAGAGCTGGCGCTATGTGGAGGAATTGAGCAATGAATAACCGAAGAACGGCGGCCAGTATTCGCCGCAGCTATACCGGTGCAAGAAGCCGCGCAGAGGGCGAAGGTTTTGAGCACATCATTGACAATTCCTGCGCCTATTACAGATCCATCGGCCTTGCAGACATCGAAAAGACCCCGGAACCGATGCGTCCGATCGGAAGCCCAGACCGTGCTGGCCGGTTCCTTGCCTGCTACACGAAACAGGCCCAGCCGGACTATAAGGGAATTCTCAAAGGCGGCAGGGCCATCAATTTTGAAGCAAAGCACACCGACAGTGACCGGCTGACCTTTGATCGTGTGTTGACCGCGCAAGCGCTCCGTCTGAGCCGCACAGAAGCCCTCGGCGGCATTGCCTTTGTCCTCTGTTCTTTCAGCGGCAGATACTTCTACCGCGTTCCGTGGGCCGTTTGGCGCGACATGAAGCGCCTGTTTGGCCGAAAGTACATCACCCCTGCGGATTTGGCAGAGTACCGCGTCCCGTTCGCAGCGCCCGGAGTGTTGCTATTTTTGGAGGGAGTAAAGGAGAAAAAAGATGATCTTCACATGTGCACCTGAAAATGAAAAGCGAGACGGTGTAGACTACCGCGATGTCAAGGCATGGTTTCAACAGTGCAGGGACTACAAGATAGACGTGGATAGGCAACTTGAACGTATTCACAGGATCTATGGCAGCGCTACCAAGATTACGCAGAACCTTTCCGGTATGCCAGCTGCCACAGGAAATGGTGACAAAATCGGTAATGCGGCTGTGGATATCATTGAGGAACAGACGCGGTATCGAGAGATGGTGAAGCGGCTGACAGCGTTGCAGAACGAGGCAACAAAGCGGGCATATTGCCTTGTCGTTGCTACAGAGTGCGCAAATGCGATCGTAGATTTTTACGTTAATGGAAAAACACAGGATCAGATTGCCGATGAAACCGGGGTTTCCGGTGTTGATATCGTTCGGAAGCGCATCAATCGTGGGTGTAAGGCTCTTGCTGAAATATGGACAGACTTCGGCACTCAGTGATTTTGCACAACATGCACAATACAAGAAGCACATTTTTGTAATGCTCCGACACTCCCGAAACTGGGAACGATAGGGTAAAATCTGTACAAGCGGAACCGCGCACAGCGGAGCGCCGCTTCTACGCAGTCTCCGAAACGAACCTCCATGATAATTTCCTCCTTTTGGCTTTGCATGCATTTTTCTCTCTTCACGTTTCGCGGGCTGCTTCTATGCGATACACTGAAACAAAGGCAGCCTGCCGCTCATGAGAGACAGGAGGCGGTTCGATTCCGCCGTATCGCACCGTATGGCGCATGGACTAGACAACCCGCAAGGCCGCACGTGCAACCTCCCGTGCCGAGAAAAGGCCTTAGAATCCTTGCCAAGGTGTAGCTTTCCTGACAGGATGTGCGCCAACCAACAGCCCCGGCGGAGAACCGGAGCTGTTTTTTATATGGCCGCCTGAGCGCAGTTTGGAGCGCGGCGCGTGTGTGTAGACATGGCTGGTTCGATTCCAAGGGCGGCTTTTTACTCTGGTAGCTCAATTGGCAGAGCGATGGTCTCCAAAACCGTAGGTTGCAGGTTCAAGGCCTGCCCAGAGCGCCATGCAATGTACAGTCGGGGGACGGCTGTGCAAAGCATAGCGGGGCATCTGGCCGCGAAAGTTCCAGATGCAGCAGCACCTAACTCGTTTATGCCTGTCCGGCAAACTGAATGCACTGGTGCTGCTTATATTTTTGATTTTCAAAAGCAGTCACATTTTGTGGCTGCTTTTTTGTTTGGAGAAAAAAGACGATGAACATTGTTATGAAGGGTCTGTCGGAGATCCACCCATATGAAAACAACCCTCGTATGAATGATAAAGCTGCAGCAGCCGTGGCAAAAAGCATTCAGGCATATGGTTTCAAAGTGCCAATCGTTATTGATGCCAACGGTGAGATTATCTGCGGTCACACTCGGTACAAGGCAGCACAGCAGCTTGGTCTTGCTGAAGTCCCCTGCGTGGTTGCCGATGACCTGACACCAAGTCAGGTGAAAGCCTTCCGGCTGGCAGATAACAAGGTTTCGGATGTTGCCATCTGGGATAACAAAAAGCTGCTGGCGGAGTTGGACGATCTGGACTGTCTCGGTGAAGACCTTTTTACTGGTTTTGAGCTGGGCGGGTTGTTTGACAATACGCTAGATGAGAGCGACAAGGCAGCTATCGAAAACAATGACATTGGCGTAATGTACGAAGCTGTTTTCAAGAGTGACAGCAAAGAAAAGCTGGATCGCTTGCAGAAGATCTGGGAGGACATGCAGAATGAAGGACAGGACGCTGATCGTGGAAATCTCGGGGAAAAGACCGGGAACGAGCAAAGATCGTCCGACGGAGAAAAACAGAACTGATTATCCCCACCTGATCATTTCAAACAATTCTGAGGGCTATCAGAGCGATTGGGAGATCGTGAACGTGCCAAAGGACTATGAGGAATGGTACAAAGCTGTAGCTAAAACCTCTGACAATGCCTGGTATGCGCCCATGAACCGCAGCTATGCTATTAAATATGCACGCGAACATGGGTACAGGTATCTGATTCAGCTGGACGACAACATTACGTTCCTAGAAATCGGCTACACCTGCAAAGTGGACGACAAAACCATCAAGCGCTTTAGGGTTCAGAGTCGGGACGGGATGCTGGATGATTTCGTAGACACACTGGTTACTGTGTTGGAATGCACCAATGCCGCGATGGCGGGCTGTAATCTTTGCGGTGTGGCGGCACCGAACAGCGATTATTTGGCAGAGCGGTTTGTTTACAGCTGCTTTGCACTTGACCTTGACCGGTGCCCGGATCTTTTTCAGGGTGATTTTGAGGACGATGTGGAGTTTCGCTTGAAGCTGCGCCAGATGGGCACACCATCCATTCAGGTTGCACCGTTGAGGTACAGCAAAACTGGGCAGGGAGGGAACAAGGACCTGTCTGGATGCAGGAAAGCATATGCTCAGGCTGGCGTAAAGCGTGGAGAGCACATGAGGCGGCTATATGGTAGCGACTATTCCTGCGGGATGCGGAGCAAGAGCAATTGCATCACCGCTGAGGTGGAGGCTGGCACATCGTACTTCAAACATATTCTGAAGCCGTTCAAGGTTGGAGTTCTCGTCAAGGATAAAGAAAAGATTGACGAGCAGATGCAGTTGATCTTCCGCAAGTGGGCAAAGGAGACAAAACCGTCCTGCATTATCAAGGAAAAACATATCAAGTCGAGGTAAAGTATGGGACGGCCAATGAAACAGATAGACAAGGTGCAGTTTGAAAAGCTGTGTGCCCTTCAATGCACTGAGGAGGAAATCTGCGGATTTTTGGATGTCACAGATAAGACCCTTGAAAAATGGTGCCAGAAGGAATACAAAGCTCATTTTTCCGAAGTTTTCAGACAAAAGCGGGGCGTTGGGAAAGTTTCACTGCGCCGAAGCCAATGGAGACTTGCTGAGAAAAACGCCAACATGGCAATTTGGCTTGGTAAACAGTATCTTGGGCAGAAAGACACACCTGTCGAGCATGAGCAGGATACACAGGATGATGGTTTGCTGGATGCACTGAATACATCTGCTGCATCTGCCCCGCCTGATGATGTAGATACGCTGCCGCCGGAGGATGATCATGCCGAACACGAGTAGTTTTCAGTGGCAGCCCCTGAGCCAGAAACAGCAGCGCGTGTTGAACTGGTGGACACCACAGAGCGCCTACAGTGACTATGAGGGCATCATTGCCGATGGGTCCATTCGTTCTGGCAAGACCATCAGCATGGGCTTTTCTTTCGTCCTATGGGCGATGGTCTGTTTCAACTCTCAGAAATTTGCTATGTGTGGCAAGACGATCTCAGCGCTACGCCGCAACGTTCTGGGGTCGCTCAAGCAACAGCTGTATGGACAGGGCTTCACCGTCACCGAACATCGAGCAGAAAATTATTGGTCAGTCAGTAAAGGCTCCAAAACCAATGATTTTTACTTTTTTGGCGGCAAAGATGAAGCTTCGCAAGACACCATTCAAGGCATTACACTGGCTGGATGCTTCTTTGATGAAGTCGCCCTGATGCCGCAGAGCTTTGTCAATCAGGCCACTGGTCGATGCTCAGTGACAGGGTCAAAGTGGTGGTTCAACTGCAACCCAGAAAGCCCAGAACACTGGTTCTACACCGGCTGGCTGCTCAAAGCTAGGTCGAGACGGTTAGTTTATCTTCACTTTACAATGGAGGACAACCTGACCCTTGCTGAACGCATCAAGGATCGTTATAGGCGGCAATTTTCCGGTGTGTTCTATCAGCGGTACATTCTTGGGCAGTGGGTCGCCGCCGAGGGGCTGATCTATCCGTTTTTTGCTGCACATCAGGACACCTACCTCTTTCACGGTGATGCTTCCCACATCGATGGGCAGTTTTACGTGTCCATCGACTACGGCACGCACAACCCCTGTTCCATGGGCCTGTGGGTCATTCATGATGGCAAGGCCCTGCGCATCAAGGAAAGCTATTTTGACAGCCGTGCCGAGCGTGTGCAGCGCACCGACGAAGAGCACTATGCCGAGCTTGAACGCCTGACCAAGGGCTATTACATTCAGGCGGTGGTGGTTGACCCGTCCGCCGCTTCCTTCATCGAGACCATCCGGCGGCACGGCAAGTATCTTGTGATCCCCGCTGATAACGACGTGCTGAACGGCATCCGCTGCGTGGCATCCCTGATGCAGGCCGGGCTTGTGACCATTCACGAGAGCTGCGCGGCATCCCGCCGGGAGTTCGGCCTGTACTCGTGGGACGACAAAGCCAAAGAGGACCGCGTCGTGAAGGAGAACGACCACGCCATGGACGACATCCGCTATTTCTGCTATACGATACTGGCCCCGCTGATCCGCTGGGCAGACTGGAGACGAAAATAATGTTTGATAGACTGCTTTTCTGGCTGCGGGAGAAAGCGCGGCTGCTGTTCGGTGAAAATACCACTGTCAGCGCCAGCGTGTCCTACAGCATGGAGAATGCGATCATCCTGTGGGCGCAGATGTACGATACCGGCGGGCCGTGGTGCCACGGCGGCAAGAACGCCCTGCACAGCCTGAAGCTGGCCCAGAGTGTTGCATCGGAGCTGGCCCGTCTGACCACGCTGGAAATGGAATGCCTTGTTTCCGGCAGTGCCCGCGCCGATAGCATCAACACCATGCTGCAACCCTTCATCGCAGACCTGCGCACACCGGTGGAGTACGGCTGTGCACTGGGCAGCATCCTGTTCCGGCCATTCCTCGATGCACAGGGCAGCGTGCAGATCGATGCTGTGCAGGGGGATTGCTTCTGCCCCACCCACTTTGATAGCTCTGGCCGCATGACCGGGGCTATTTTTTATGACCATCTGGTGCGCGGCAACCGCATTTACACTCGTCTTGAAGATCACGAGTTTTCCGGCAGCACGCACAGCATCACGGTCAAGGCGTTCCGTTCCATGACCAGTGCAGACCTCGGCATTGAAGTCCCGCTGACCGATGTGCAGGAGTGGGCCGCGATCTCCCCACACACTGAGTTTTCCGGTGTAGACCGCCCGCTCTGGGGCTATTTCAGAGTGTCCAGCGGCAATTCCACTGATCGGCACTCCCCGCTGGGCGTGAGCGTCTATGCCGCTGCTGTTGACACGATCCGGGACGTTGACGAGCAATATGGACGCCTGCTGTGGGAGTATGACGGCGGGCAGCTGGCCCTTGACGTTGACCAGACCGCCCTGCGGCCCGGCATCAACGGCGAGAGCGTTATGCCGCAGCGTGAGCAGCGCCTTTACCGCAACTGGTTGAACGGCAGTTCCGGGGCCAATGGCCGGAACCTTTACGAGGTGTTTGCCCCTGCCCTGCGCGATGAAAGTTATCGTCGGGGGATGGATGCCATGCTCAAGCGGGTGGAGTTCCAGTGCGGCCTTGCCTACGGCACCCTGTCCGACCCGCAGAACGTGGACAAGACCGCCGAGGAGATCAGGAGCAGCAAGCAGCGCAGCTACACTACCGTCAAGGATCTGCAGCGGGCGCTGGGCAATGCGCTGACCGATCTGGTATACTCCATCAGCAAGCTGCTGGATGCCCAGTGGAACAGCGGCGCAGCCGTTTCCCCGCCGGGCGACTGCAACGTGACCTTTGACTTTGACGATAGCATCATCTCCGACCCCAAAGAGCGCAAGCAGATGTATTGGGGCTACGTTACCGCAGGCAAGTTCCCGTTCTGGCGGTATCTGGTGGAGTTTGAGGGCTACAGCGAGGACGATGCCAAGGCCATTGCCGCCGAAGCGGATGCCGAGAACCGCAGCCCTGAAGCCCTCACCTTCGGGGGTGCCTGATGCTGCCGCCATCTTACCTCGACCAGATGCCGGATGCCTTTGTGCAGCTCTGGCAGCAGGTTGAGGATGATATCCTGCGGGACGTGGCCCGGCGCATCGGCAAGATGGACAAAGTGACCGCTACTGCAAACTGGCAGCTGTGGCGCTACCAGCAGACCGAAGCGCTGCGCAATGATGTGGTCAAGCTGCTGGCAAAGTACACCGGCAAGAGCGAAACGGCCATCCGTAAGCTGCTTTTGCAGGCCACCACCGAAGCCATGGAGCGGGAAGATGCGATCTATTACCACTACGACATGGAGCCGCCCCCTTTTGAAGAGAGCGCCGCGCTGAACAATTTGCTGGATGCCGGTGCGCGGCAGACCTGCGGCACATGGCAGAATCTGACCGCCACCACGGCAAACACCGTCACAGGGGCCTTTGAACGCACACTGGACGCTGCATGGCTCAAAGTGAGCACCGGTGCCTTCGACTACAAAACCGCCGTCAAACAGGCCGTGGACAGCCTTGCAGACGACATGCCCATGGTCACCTATCCCAGCGGCCACACCGACAGCATCGAGGTGGCCGCACGGCGTGCCATCCTGACTGGCGTGAACCAGACAGCTGGCAAGCTACAGGTGGCCCGCATGGACGAAATGGGCTGCGAATTTGTGGAAACGACCGCCCATGGCGGCGCGCGTCCTTCTCATGCAGAGTGGCAGGGACGGCGCTTTCACCGGGGCGGCGCGGTGGACTACAAGGGCAGGCACTACCCGGACTTTGAAGCCGCCACCGGCTATGGTACCGGCGCAGGCCTTTGCGGCTGGAACTGCCGCCACACCTTTTTCGCGGGGTTCCCGGAGCTGGGCGACCCGCCCGCGTGGACGCGCGACCAGCTGGAAGAGTTGAACGCCCGGAACATCGAGTGGAACGGCAAAAAGTACACCGCCTATGAGATATCCCAAATGCAGCGTGCCCGGGAGCGGAACGTCCGCCGCTGGAAAAAGCGGTATCTGGCCGAGGATGCTGCCGGGCTGGACACCACCGACAGCGCGGTGCGCCTGAGAGCGGCCCGCCAGAGCCTTGCAGAGTTTGCACAAGCCACGGGTGGCCGTGTGGACAGCGCCCGCACCAGCGTGCCAAAGTTTGGCCGGAGCGAAGCCAGCAGGGCAAGCGCACAGGCGCGAAAGGCAGAGCTTCCGGAGGCTAAAAGTACACGAGGAAGCGGCGGCGCATCTGGACAGAATGGAAAAACCGTGCGTAAAGTTTTGGGAAAGGTCGATACGACCGACACAAAACAGGTTAACGCACTTAAAGATTCGTTCTGTTCTGGCTATGCAAAATCTGATGTTGAGCATATGATGGTCATTACAAAAGATGGCGAAGTCCATTATATGACCGACAACAATCCCAGAGGGGTTGACTGTTCGTATCTGGGTGGTAAACTGGAAGGCAGTTACAACATTCACACCCATCCACCGAAAACCACGCAATATTCTTTTAGCACAGACGCAGATATCCCCGGCGCATTCGCTGACGGTACTGCTGTCATGGAAGCGGTTGACCACAAATACCGCTATCGTTTTGTTGTACCTGAAAATATCACGTTTGAGCAGTGGGAAGCCGTGTGTGAGGAAGTTCGCGAGGAGCGAAATGCCGTAATGGAAAGCAGAGGGTATGGCTTCGATGATTATGAAGAAAATATACAGCATGTCATTATTGACGAAACATGCCGCAGACTTGGCTTGAAGTGTTATCACAGGGAGAAGCGAACATGATTTATACTCTGGAACAGATTGACCAGCTCACAAAGGAAAGCGTCCGGCGTGAAAATGCGCTCATTGCTGAATATCGGCGTACACATACAGTCCCCGGCAGAGGGGTTATTTCTACTCCAGAAATTGATGCCGAGCGTGCAGAGCAAAAGCGTCTGTATGGGGAATACCTCAAAGCTCTTGCCAATAAGGATTAACCACCATCCACCCGGACGGTGGTTTTCTTTTGCCAATTTTTCAGGAGGTACACTATGGTTACTACTGTTCTTATTGTTCTGATGATCCTTGCCCTGCTTGAGATCGTTCTGCTGAACGGTGCCCGGCTGTTCTTCATGATTGCATCCGCTGTGCAGCAGGCGCAGGACGACAAATACACGCCGCACCCGCACCCCAAAAAGTAAGCTTTCATTCACGGAAATACCCCATTTTAACCACTATGTGCCCCGAAAAAGGCTTCATAGTGGTTTTTTCATGCCGTTTTAGCTCATGTTGGCAGAGCACCGGACTTTTAATCCGGGGGTGGCGGGTTCAACTCCCGCAAGCGGCACCACAGCGGAAGGCGGCGCGTACCCCGTCTTGTCCCGTGCGGAATGAGAACCGCGATACAAAACAGCAGGGACTTATCCACCCAACAAACAAAAGAAAGGAGCACATCGCAAGTGAAACGCGAAGATGTGAGCAAGATCATTCCGGGTATCACCTCGGACCAGCTGGACAGCATCATGAACCTGCACGGCGCGGATATCACGGCCAAGGTGAACGAGATCACCACCCTCAAGGCCGAGAAAACCACCTTGACCGAACAGCTGTCCACTGCAAACAGCAAACTGGAAGGCTACGACCCCGAGTGGAAGGCCAAAGCCGAGCAGGCCAAGACCGATGCTGCGGCTCAGATCGCTGCCCTCGAAAAGGGCTACGCTCTGGAACGCAAGGCATCCGGCCTGAAATTTTCCAGCGAGAGTGCCCGCAAGGCATTTCTGACAGATGCCAAGGCCCAGAATTTTGCCATGAAGGACGGCGAGATTCTGGGCTTTGATGATTATGTCAAGGCTTTCAAAGAGAGTGATCCCAGTGCTATCCTGCCGGACGGCGGCATGGCACGTTTTTCCGCATCGGCGACCGGCGCACCCGGCCAGCCCGCAAACACACATGAGGCCGCAAATGCTGCATTCCGCGCAGCGTTCGGCCAGAAAGGTTGATGATTCTTATGGCAATTGATGCAATCGCTCGCAATAAGGCTGAGGCCCTGATCCGGGAGCAGCTGGTGAACACCATCCAGCAGGACGTGCCCAAAAGCTCCACCGTCATGCAGCTGGGCACCCGCCTTGCCAATATGACCTCTAACCAGACCAAGATCCCCGTGCTGTCCATGCTGCCGCTGGCTTACTGGGTCAACGGTGACACCGGCATGAAAAAGACCAGCAAGCAGGAATGGGACAATGTCTATATGACCGCCGCAGAGCTGGCCGTCATTGTGCCTGTGCCTGAAGCCGTGCTGGCAGATTCCAGCTTCGACATCATGGGCGAGGTACAGCCCCGCGTCCGGGAAGCCATGGGCGCAAAGATCGACAACGCCATCCTGTTCGGCGGCGAGCGCCCCACCGAGTGGACGACCGATGTTCTGACCCTTGCGGCCAAGAACAAAGTCACCGGCCCCATCGACTACGCAAAGCTGCTGGGCAAGGACGGTCTGTTCTCCAAGGTTGAGGCTGGCGGCTTTGGTGTGGATGCCGTGGTTGGCGATCTGACCGCAAAGGCAGAACTGCGCGGCCTTGTGGATACCACGGGCCGTCCTCTGTTCCGTTCCGATATGCAGGGTGCAACCACCTACGCGCTGGACGGTGCCCCGATGTACTTCCCGGAGAACGGCGGCTTTGATGCTTCTAAGGCCCAGCTGATCGCAGGCAACTTCAAGAAGCTGGTGTACTCCATCCGTCAGGATGTCACCGTGAAGCTGCTGGATCAGGGCGTTATTCAGGATCCTTCCACCAAGGAGATCGTTTACAACCTCGCCCAGCAGGATATGGTGGCCCTGCGTGTGGTCATGCGCATGGGCTGGGCACTACCCAACCCCGCCACCCGCCTGAACGCCGACCGCTCCAAAGTCCCGTTCGCATTCCTGACCGCCGCTGCCGTCGCAGCATAAGGAGGCCCCATGCTGTACTGTACCTATTACCTGCACGAACAGGGCACTTGCCTGCATGGCGAGACCGGCCTGCGCGGCTCTTACTGGGGCCAGCGGGCACTGGCAGATATCGGTGCGCACCTTGCTCTTTACGGCGCGCGTGCCGTCACGACATTCTGGGGAGGGATGGGAAACTTATGAGCGAGACCGTAAAACCCACCATTGCCGCCCTGCGGGCGTGGCTCAAGACCTGCCCGCTCATCGCCGAGGAACAGGAAGCCACCGGCGCGGCCTTCCGCATTGCCGGACTGGACGAAGAGGCCACCGCCTTTTCCATCGAGGACAGCCCCGGCGACCCGGTGCTCACCGAGTATCTCTCCGGGCGGGACATGGCAAAGAATTACCTGTTCCTCTCCCGGCGGGAGTACGGCGAGGCGGACGTGCTGACCGTCCAGAACAGCGGCTTTTTTGAGCAGCTGACCGACTGGGTGCTGGCGCAGAATGACTGCGGCCATCTGCCCGATCTCTCGGAATGCGGCAGGGACAAACAATCCCTCAGCGTGTCCGTCACCTCCACCGGCTACATCGTCACCAGCAGCGCGGGCAGCTGCCGGATGCAGATGCAGCTGCGCCTGACCTACCACATGCCCAAATGAAAGGAGTTTTGATATGACTGTTTCTGAAACTCTGGCTAAGCTCAAGACCGATAAGGGTATCGAGCCGAAAGCCGACTACACCGGCGTAGAGCGCGCCGATGACTTTATTTTTGCCATTCAGACCAGTACCGAGCAGACCAAGGTCGGTGACTGGATCGTATGTGCAGAGCGCGTCAAGGAGCATTCCGGTGCTCTGAACGCCACCACCGAGGACAACTCGTATATCCGCGCCGGCACTGTGACCGAAAAGGGAGAGGTTCAGCGCACCTTTGCCCTGAACGGCAACCGTTGCGTGGGTGACGCTGCGCAGGATTTCCTGCTGAGCCACAAGGTCAAGTTCGGTTCCGGCCAGAGCGTGATCTTCCCCTACGTCTACTTCAGTGTCAAGACCGGCAAGGGCGAAAAGGGCCAGGCATCCTTCATCGTCACCAGCGATACCAGCGGTGCCGCCGGTGCCGCTGCAGGCTTTGCCTGCGACGTAAAGGGCATTGGCACCCCGTCGGAGTACGATTACCTGAACGACCCCGACATGCAGACGCAGGCAGCGCCCGGCAAGGCGGTCAAGGCCTGATATCCGCTTTCCCGTTCCGGTCCCGGAACGGGATTTTTTATGCCGTGAAACAGGTTTCTCCGGGGCAGTACCGGGGCACGGCGCAACGAAAGGAGCCAGAAAATGTTTATTTGTGGACAGGAATTTGAGTTTTCCATTTTGAACGCCAACGATATGGACCGCTTTGAAGATGCCAACGAACAGATGCAGCAGGCCGGCAGGGCCGAAACTGAGCGCTTCAACCATGGCGGTGTGCGTCTGGGTGACTATATGCGCGCACAGGCAAGGATCGTCATACACTGCATCGACGAGATCCTCGGTGCAGGCGCATCCGACCGCCTGGGTCTGGACGAGAACAACGCAGCGCCTATCTACGATGTGCTGGATGCCATCAACGAGGCCTGCAAGGCTGAAAAACAGCACTACGCCGACCGTATCCCGAAGCCGCAGCCCATGAACCGCGCCCAGCGCCGGGCCGAGAAGAAAGCACGGCAGCGCACCCAGACGGCAGGCCACATCGTCAGTCAGCAGCCTGTGAGCTTCCCCGCACAGCCGCCTGCCGCTCAGATGGTGGAGCGTGTGGACAAAGCTGCCCGCCGCAAGGCTCTGTTGGCCGAACTGGCTGCTCTGGAAAATGACTGACCTGCTGACGGATGCCCTGCCTACCACGTGGGAAGGCAGACGCATCGACCCGGATTTCCGGCATATGGTCTGGCTGCTGAATACCTACCGCCGGGCAGAAACTGACGAAGAAAAGGTCCAGTTGATGCACGACGCAGCGGAACGTTTTTTTGCAGATTCAATTCCAGACCCACAGCTGCCGGATGCTTTTGCGTCCCTGATGCGCTTTTTCCGCGGTTGTGCGGACGACGCTCCCGGTGGAGAGCCGCCGGAGGCCGATGCCGGTGCCGGTGAGATCACGCTGGACTACCACTGCGATGCAGCCTATGTTCTTGGCGCATTCCAGCAGGCCTACGGCATCGATCTGACCACTGACAAGGTGCACTGGTGGCGTTTTATGGCGCTGATGCAGGCACTGCCTCAGGAGACCGCGCTGTCGCAGATACTGCAGATCCGCACCACGGATACCAGCGAGATGGACCCAGCCACCCGACAGCGATACGAAGCGGCAAAGGAGCGGTACGCCCTGCCGCCGGAGCTGAAAGGAGGTGCGCGCGATGTTACCCCGCAGCAGCATGATGCCGCATTCCTCGCGCGGTTCCGCTGAGAACAGTACCCGCGTGCCGGTGCGCTGCCCGTATTGCAGCAAGCCGCTGCCTGCCTGGGCAGAAGCTTCCGCCAGCGCTCACGGTGTGTGGGTCAAATGCAAGAACCCGGCCTGCCGCCGGGAAGTAGAGATCAAGTTATAACAGCCTGTGCCCTTGTGCCCGCGCTCTTTTGGAATGGAGAGATGTGGACACATGGCAGATTTCAGCATCACCGGCGAAGTAAGGCTCAACAGTGACCCGGCGGAAAAGAGCACCAGCAAATGGACCGTTGCCGCCGGAAACATGATTGCTGACTTTGCGAAGAAAGCTTCGGCGGAACTGGGCAAAGTGGTCAAAAGCGGCATTGACTACAATGCCAGCATGGAAAGCTACCTGACCAATTTCAAGGTCATGCTGGGCAACGAAGAGCTTGCGGCCGAAAAGCTTTCCGAGCTGCGTAAGATGGCAGCGTCCACGCCCTTTGCTCTGTCCGACCTGACCGAGGGCACACAGACCCTGCTACAGTTCGGCATTGCCGCAGACGACACCACCGGCGTGCTGAAACAGCTTGGCGACATCTCCCTCGGCAACGCGGACAAACTGCAGACGCTGGTACGCGCCTACGGCAAGATGTCCAGCGCAAAGAAGGTCACGCTGGAAAACGTCAACATGATGATCGATGCGGGCTTCAACCCGCTGAACCAGATCTGCGACGCCACCGGCGAGAGCATGTCCGACCTGTACAAGCGCATCTCGGACGGAAAAGTCAGCTTCAGCGAGCTGCAGGCCGCCGTTTCTGCCGCCACCAGTCAGGGCGGGCAGTTCTACAACGGTATGCTGGAAGCCAGCCAGACCTTCAGCGGGCGCATGTCCACCCTGAAGGATAATGTCAGCGCCCTGACCGGTGAGCTGACCAGCGGCCTGTTTGCGGCTCTGGGTGATTTGGTTGTCAAGCTGAACGAGGTGGTGGTCTCCTTCCTCGACAGCGACGAGAAGATGGCCCAGCTCAAGGAGACCATCGGTATTGCAACGGCTGTTGTGGCCGCTGCCGGTGCAGCGTTCGCCGGGTATAAAGCAACCATTGCGGCAACAACGGTGGTTACCACTGCACAGAAATTGGCTGTTACCGCATTGAACACGGCAAATCTACAGGCTGCCGCTGGCGCAGGCATTTTCAAAGTTGCAATGGCTGCACTGAACAGTGTGGTTGCAGCAAATCCGATAGGGCTGGCAGTAGCTGCATTTGCCGCTCTGACGGCGGGGCTCATCACAGCATATAAGAGCAGTGAAACGTTCCGTTCCGGTTGGAACACCTGCATGAACGGCCTGCGTTCTGCTGCTGATTTTGCTGTGAACAGCGTGTTGACAACGCTTAACATGCTGATGTCGTCCATCCGCGGTATTGCTGCCGCACTTGCCGCTTTACCGCAGGGTGCAGCGGCTGCGGTGGATGCTTATAATAGCGCTTACGCGGCTTCGCGCCAAAATTACACGCAGAAGCGCAATCAGAAAAACTGGGACAACTCCCACAAAGACCTCGAATGGGACGATGACAACGGATGGGTCCCGAAAGGCACCAGCAGCTCCGGCAACGGCAGCAGCCGCACTGGAAGTCAGACAGCTGCGAACCCTTACCAGGCCATCACCAGCGGAGCCAAGAAGGCCAGCAAGGCCACGAAGCAGGCCGCCGCAGAAGTCGTCAAGTCCATCTCGGACACCACGACCGAAATCGACGGCAAGATCACCCGCACCACCGAAAACATCACCGAAACGCTCTCCAACGGCAAGACCCAGCAAAAGCAGGTCATCACCGAGACTTCCCGGCAGATGGTGGATGGTGTGCTGAAGGATGTCAAGACCATCACAGAGGTTGCTGCGGACGGCACCAAGACTGTCAAGCAGACCATGGAGGATGTCAAGGCATCCGTACAGACCACGGTCAAGGACACCCAAACCAGCATCGTGGGCGGTGCGCAGGTCACGGTGGAAAAGACCACCGAGACCCTGACTGATGGCAGCGAGCGGGTGTCCACCGTGACTACCCGCACCGGCACCGAGGTCATCGAGGGAGTAGAGCGCACCGTCAAGACCGTGACCACCAAGACCGCCGACGGTGTGGAGACCACGGTCAAGACCATTGAGGATGCCGGTCCGCAGTATGCCAGTGCCGGAGAGCTGTTGACCACTCAGCTGCGCACCAAGCTGGAAGATGGCTGGAAGAGCATCAAGAAGGACATCCAGACCGACGCGGTCGGTGCCATCAAGACCCTTGCCAACGCGCTGAAAAACGGCGATCTGGAACAGCTGGGCTTCTGGGCAGCTTCCTACTTCTGGCAGGCGTGCACGGATAAACAGAGGGAGCAGATCACGGCCATTGCGCAAGGTGCGCTGGACCAGCTCGGCAATGCGCTGTCCGGTGTTGGCAACAAGCTGGCAGCTCTTGCATCCAGTCTGGTTGCAAAGTTCGTGCCCGCTGCAACGACGGCCACCGGTGCGCAGGAGGGGCTTAACGTTGCCATGGATGCCAACCCCATCCTGCTGGTGATTTCTCTGATCGGCATGTTGGTGGGCGCACTGCTCAACTTTGCCAGCACAAACAAAAACGTCGCAAACGGCATGAACGATGTATGGTCGGGCGTGGCCGATTTCATGTCTTACATTTTTGAGGGCCTGATGTACGTCCTTGGCTTGTTTGTGGAGCAGTTTGTCATCGAGATCAATACGCTGATCGGTGCCTATAATCTCGTCGCACAGCTTTGGGACGGCCACATCGACTATGTGTCCAACCCCGCATGGGACTATGCCAAGAAGATCCAGAAGGAGCGTGAGGACCGCAAGAACGCCCGCCTCGCCAAGCAGGAGCAGGCCGAGCTGGATGCGGAGTATGCCCGTCAGTCCGGCGATGCCGAGAAAAAGCAGCTGGATGCCGAGTACGCTAAAAAGGCTGCCGAACTTGCCCGGGCGAAACTTACCGAGGATGACCCCGGTATGCTGGATGCCGAAAAGGCCGTGGCTGCTGCGGACTATAAAAAATCCGTTGCCGACCTCGAAAAGAAACTGCTGGATGCCGAGTACAAGAAGCAGTCGGCGCAGATCGGCAAAAAGACTGCTGCCGATGCAACCGCGCTGGCGGATCTGGAAAAGCAGCTTGTCGAGGCCGAGAACACCCTGCGGATGGGCGACCTTGAGCGGGAACTGCTGCAGCTGGACTACGAAAAGACCCTCCGAGACCTGGAAGAAAAATACAAGCCCAGCACCCCCGCCGAGCCGGAGAAGCCTGATGCCTCGACGGACCCCGGCACCCCCGGGACTACGCCGGATAAGGATAATACCGATGCCATCCGGGACAACACCGAGGCCCTGCTGGCCGCAAACAGCAAGCTGGCCGAGATGGTGCGGCAGGCAGACAGTCTGGTTCTGTCGGACAACATGGCCATCTCTCGCAGTGTGGCCGCTTCCGGCACGGCAAAGGTGGCCGCAGCCGCCAACCAGTACCACCGGGAGGGCGACACCAACATCACCCAGAACATTTACAGCAAGGCCCAGACGGCGGCAGACCTCCAGCGGGAAGCACGCTGGGAAGCCGACCGGGCCAAGGCCCAGAAACGATGAAAGGAGGGCTCTGAATGCCATTTCGCAAAGACCATTTGCGGCTCGTGACGGATGCCGGGGCCGCTCTCGACATCGGGTGGGACTACGGCACGCCCTACTCCCTCGATCCCATCAATGGTGTGAACGTAGATCTGCAGACCGCACAGGGCGTGAACCAGATCGGCAACACGGTGGAGAAACAGAGCGTGGCCGGGGTGAGCCGTGAACTCATCATCCACTGCCACAGCCCCCACGGCGATGCGGATGCCGCCCTGCTGCTGGAAAAACTCCCCTACTTCACCAGCGGCACCATGTACTTTGAGGACAAGTATTTCTGCCGCTTTGTGCTTTCCAAGACCCCCTACACAAAGAGCATCCACCCATACCCGGTCCTTGACATGATGTTCTTCTGCCCGAAGCCCTTCTGGTACGATCTGACCGCTCAGAGCTTCTGCATCAACGGCTTTGTGCCCAGCTTCAGGCTGCCGGTCAACTACTCCAAGCCCCACCGGTTCGGCGTGCGCACCTCGTTTGGCTGGCAGAACGCGGTCAACCCCGGGGCGCTGGCTGTACCCTTCACGGCCACCCTCAAAAGTGACGGTGCGGTGGTCAACCCCTGCGTGCTGAACATCATCACGGGCCAGAGCATCCGCATCCTGACCACCCTGACCCCGGGGCAGGTCATCGAGATCTACCGCACCACCACCGACAAGCTGGCCGTCAAGCGGACAGAGGACGGCACGGAGGAGAACATTTTCTCCCTGCTGGACGAGGACAGCGACCTGCTGGAGCTGGCTCCCGGAGACAACCTGCTCAAGGCCACCGCCGACAGCGGCGAGACCCTCCTGCAGGTCACGGTGCAATTTTATCCCATGGTTTCAGGCATTCTGCCGGAGGTGATTGCATGACGCTGGATGTTTTGGATGAGACGACCCTTGCCCGGCTGGGCCGGGTGGAGGTCTGGGTGAGCCTTTACTGGGACGAGCCCTACAACACCGAGGGTGAGTTCACCCTCGAAGTCAGACCCACCGAAGAGAACCTGTCCCTGCTGCGGGAGGGCCGCTGGCTGCGCCGCAGTGACAGCGACGTGCCCATGCGCATCTGCCACCGGAGCAACGAGAACACCGACAGCAATCTGGTGGTCACCGGCTTCCCGGGAACGTGGATCTTCACCAAGCGGGTCTGCACCGTCATCGTGAAGAGCGAGAACGCGGAGCAGGCCATGCGCAGGCTGGTCAATTCCATGGAGCCGTGGCCCAAGCTGGAGCTTGGAGAGCTGGTGGGCTTTGACACCACCTACACCGCACAGACCTCCGGCGGCAGCATCATGGACTACCTGATGACCATCGGCGCGGCCTGCGACCTAGGCTTCCGGGTACGGCTGGCAGGCAAGAACGCAGATAAGAAGCTGCTGTTCGAGGTCTACCGGCCCACCGCCGACCCCAACAACAGGTTCAGTACCAAGTGGGGCAACCTGACCGGGGCCAGTTGGGCCTTTGGGGACAGCGACTATGCCAACGTTGCCGTTGTTCAGGGGGCCGGTGAGGGCGATGCCCGGGCCACCGTGACCGTGGGCCTGACGGATGCCACCGGAGCCGACCGGCGGGAGCTCTATGTGGATGCCCGGGACGTGCAGCCGGACGAGGAAAAGGGCGAGAGCAACAAGAGCGAAGCCTACCTCGAGCGGCTCATGGCCCGGGGCACCAACAAGCTGCTGGAACAGCTGCGCACCGGCTCCATTGAGCTGACCATCGATGCCGAGGGGCTTTCCCCCGGCGACGTGGCCTTCTGCACCATCCCGGAGCTGGGATACAAGGCCACCGTCCGGGTGGCCGATGTCATCACCCAAAGCCAGAGCGACAGCACCACCCGCACCGCGCGGCTGGGCACACCGGTCTGGCGCAAGCTGTAAGGAGATGATCTTTTGAGCAAAATCGTTTTATACCCCGCCGACGGCTACGACTTCGATGCCGCAGACGTGGCGGCCTACCTTGCGGGCCTCACCAGCGGTGTGTTCAGCTCCGCTGAGGACTTCCCGGTGACAGCCGCAGACGGGCTGAAGGTCACCGTGGGCGCGGGCCGTGGCTGGGTGCACCCCAGCCGTTTCACCGGCTACTCCATCACAAAGCGGGAGGCCGATACCCTGACCCTGCCGCTGGCCGATCCGTCTCTCCCCCGCATCGACCGCATCGTCATGCGCTATGATGCCGGTGCCAGAGCCGCCAGCCTGCAGGTGCTGCAGGGCACGGCATCCAGCACACCCACGGCCCCGGCCATCTCCCGCACTGAGCTGATCTACGACCTCTGCCTTGCCGAGATTACCCGCCCGGCAGGCTCCACCGCCGTCACCACCGGCCAGATCACCGACACACGGCTGGACGAGAAACTCTGCGGCATCGTGCGGGACGGCGTGACCGGCATCCCCACCGACGAGCTGCTGGCCGCTGCCAGGGAGCGCATCAACGCACTGGAGGAGAAAGCCACCACCAGCGCCGCTGCGGCCGAGACCAGCGCTGCCGCCGCCAAGAGCAGCGAGACCAAGTCCGCCGCCAGCGAGAAGAACGCCAAGACCAGCGAGACTGCCGCCCAGCAGGCCCTGCAGGACACGAAAACGGAGCACACCGCCGCCTTGCAGGATATCGCACGGGTCCGCACCACAGCCCTGAACGACGTGGCCAACTCCACCAGGACAGCCACCGCTGCGGCAGAAACCGCCACCCAGCAGGCCACCGCCGCTGCGGGGAGCGCTTCCACCGCCTCCACCAAGGCCGGTGAAGCATCCACCAACCGTCAGGCGGCAGAAAAGGCTCAGAAAGGCGCAGAAAAGGCTCAGAAAGCCGCAGAGGATGCCGCAGAGCTTGCCGGGACACGGGCCGGAACGGACAAGACACTGTCCATCCCCGATGCTCCTGCCGATGCAAAGGCCACCGGTGACGCGCTGGAGAAAAAGGCCGATAAGACCCACACCCACGATCTGAGCGCACTCATCAACACGCTGAGCACGGGCAGCTCCACCCCGCAGGATGCGGACTACTATGTGAGCCAGTATGTCGGCGGCGGAGACACAACGACCATTTACCACCGCAGGCCTATGAGCGCCCTGTGGGCGTATATCAAGGGCAAGGCGGATGTTGTGTTTGCAGCCAAGAGCCACACCCACAATTATGCCGGGTCCGGCAGCGCTGGCGGGTCGGCCAACAGTGCCGTCAAACTCGATACCGCAACCGCGGGCAGTGCGACGAAACCGGTATACATCAGCGGCGGCAAGCCGGTGGCCTGCACTTACTCGCTGGGCAAGGATGTACCGGCCAACGCCGTTTTTACTGACCACACTTACGCCAAGATGACCGCCGCCACTGCCAGCGCAGCTGGCAAAGAGGGCCTTGTGCCTGCACCCGCAGCCGGTGCACAGGGTAAATTTTTGCGCGGGGATGGGACGTGGCAGGCCATTGCGACCAGTGTCCTGTCTGCATACCCTGTCGGCAGTATCTACCAGAGCACCAACTCCACCAGCCCTGCCGCCCTGTTTGGCGGCACATGGGAGCAGATCGCATCGGAGCG